CCCCAAGATCTCCCTTTATTTTGAGATAGCCAGATTGAAGATGCTATTGCTATTTTCCCTGATCACCCAATAAAGATAAGGTGCTTATATGGGTGACAAGTTCGCTTATCGTTTGAAGTCTAATTGCATCAGGTTTAATTGATTGGATTAGATCCCAAACATTACCTTCAACCCCTTTTATTTCAACGACTGAAGCTTTGATCATCTCTTGATAAACTCGATTTAGATAAGCATTATATTCAGCTAAAGCCTTTTTTCTATTTTCAGTCAAATTATGTTGCCAATTTGCACGGTCAATTAAATCACTTGGTTGTTCGATAAACAACAACCTACCTAATTCACTTCTGGTATAAGCACCAGCCTTAATTTCTGCTTCTTCTCTTTCCATTGGTGACAAAGCCTTGATTATAAAATAGGTTGGTTGTTTATCTTCATGAATTTTTAGAACTGATCTATCCCCTTTGAGATAAGCCAACTTCTCTTCATCATTTAAATTCACTGCATTATCGCAAGTGATCACAACTTCAATTTTAGTGTTTGCACTGGTGGAAAAAGAAAGCATTTTTAGATTCCTAAAGCAAGTCTGATTGGAGTGTTTGCAGGTTGTGTTGTACCTACATCACCCCCAAATCTAGTTTGTTTGTATGTTAAGGTTTGTTTGACGATTTCACCGCCAACATCATATTTGTTTGGATCAATTGTCAAATAACCAGCAGGGATAAATAAAGCCATCCCTTGACCATTGCCAATTGGACCTGTCCCAATTAACACTTGACGAATCACCCTATTTTTAAAATCATCTGCAATATCAGTTTTTACTGCTGATAAAGTCAAAGTACATTCTAAATCAACATTTGTGACTTCCATATCAGACATTGTCAAAATGTTATTTGAAAAGCCTTTGGGGGTCAATGTATTGGTAATGTTGAAAGTAAAGGTTTCAGCGTCCAAAGCAATTCTATCTAGTTCTTCACCAGTTGATCCACTGATATTTGTTCTTGAATAAGTGACTGGACTAGAAACAACTGCATAAGCATTTCTAAAATGTTGAGTTGCACCACCCAAGACAAGGGGTTCAACTGGTCCAGTTGCATTGGCATGATCATCTTGAATCAAAGCAGCTTGAAAGGTAAATTCACCCATAACTCTGCCAGCATTTACGGAAATATTTAAACTCGCTAGTTTGCACCCATAGGCATAAGTGCGGAAGCCAACGCCGTCAACCCTAAAACAGAGAGATGAAACGACTTGACCGCTTGAGGCACCATAGGGAGTGAACCAGGTTTGCATTGGGTAAATAGCAGTTGGATTTGCACTAAATGCAGGAGATACGCCAATCTTACCAGCACCGCCGCGATTGTTGGCTGTTACTGATGAATACTCACAACGCCCATTGATAAGAGAGGAAACAACACCACCAATCTTGTAATTCGTATTGGTAGTTGTTGGAGTGAAGACATTCTCACTATCAGCTGTAACGGTATCGCTAGAAGTGAAGCCTGCTAGATTTGTGAGAAAGCCACCATTTAAAAGCTTTCCCAAGCCTGTTGATGCATAGGTATTTGCACCACTTCCAACGGTTGTGAAATCGATTGTGACTTGTACTTGACCCGTTCGTCTTTGTACTCGATTTGATCCACTCCAAACAGTATCAGGTTCAGGTGGTAGACCATGGGGGCCGTCTCTTGTTTCAAGTCTTTCATTGGCTACAACATCACCATAAATCACAACTGGATCTCTTTCGCATGGCAATGAAATGAATGATAAGCCGCTGAAATCGGGCAAGCCTGTTGATGATGATAAACTGCCAAATGTTGATTCGGTTGCTACTGATAGCGATCTGTGAGTGACTGTCATGTCAATCCTCCAAATAAAGAAGAGTAAAAGGTAAAATTAAAAGGTAGCCAACTTGAGAAGGATCATTTTGAATTTCTTGAGTAGTAGCTTGACCAGGTATTAAAGAAACAATTCCAGTTACTGAAAAATCATAATCAGGTTGTTTCAATGTGTCGATCAATTTGCTTGAGTCTTCAGCAATCATTCGTTCAAGCAAGCCACGATCTCCACCAATATCATAACGGACTCGAACAGATAAATCAATTCTCTTGCGTCCACTGATGCCCGCTTGCCCATCATCTTGAGCAAGTGTATTGAAAGCGATATCAAACAAGCGATTTTGATTTGATCTGCTTTCAAGTGATAGCGTGTTTCCTTGAGCGTCTTTGATACAGACAAAATGATGATAAGCATCAGTCTTTGGATTGATAGACTCAATACGATCTATAAGATGATCTAGTGCTTCATATATGCCCATGCTATTCTCCTAATAAATTCGCTTTAACGATTTGCACCAACTGATCAACTTCTTTATCAGCTAATCCAATAAAGCCTCGATCTTGATTGACTGCATAGCCATAGTCTTGCACAGGTGGCAATAATCCAATAGTGAATTTTGTATTTGTTGCCTCAAGTACTACAAAGTTTTGTAACATCATCCCTGATAGAGTCAAATCAACGGATGCAGTTTGACCCTCAATCGCATTAGATCGCTTGCGAGATTTATCTTTATATTCAGCATAACCCCCAGCAAAAAACATTGAATTAGGTTTCTTAATCCCGCCTTTAGGCTTTAGTCTTTTGTAGGTTGTTGATTTATATCCGATGTAAATTGGCTTTGTGGAATATGCTCTAAACTTGTTTAAATTATAATCTAATCCCTTGTAAATTCTGATCTTGATGATTGCCAATATATCTTGAGCAATAGCGACCATTTGGGGCTTGTTTAGATTTAAGGTTGGTAGGTTTAGGCTGATCGTTGCTTTCATTTACCATCTCATATTTCTTGATGGGATAAATTGAGCTTCATACTCTCCAACTGTACGGCCTGCAAAGTTTCCACGAATATCAGAGCTTGCACTAACTCGCTGATTGTTTTCAGTTGTTTGAATAATCCCATCAGTGTTTAAATCAAGGCTGATTGTTTTCATAGAAAGATCAGCTAATTCAATTCCTCTTGCTCGCATCTTTTCGCTTAAATCGATATTGCCATTAAGCTCATGCACACGAGCAATCGCAAGATAAGCATGAGCCTGTAGCAAATCATGTGAATTGTGTATATCATCTTCGTCAACATCCCTAGGTACGATTAAATCTCTAACATATAAAGCAAGTTCATCAAGGGCTGATGATATTTGCTCTTCAAATCCATTTGCCCGTCTAGGTGCTAGATCTGCAATATGTGGAAAAATTGAGCATAGCTTATTATGATCTAAGCCAGTATCAAAAGGACGAGGCACAACCTTTAAACTTCCCTTTTCAACTCTATTGATTGTTTGAGTACCTTCGCTTTGCACATACTCAACAGCATAAGCAACGGTCTGCTTAGATGCTGTGACATTGGATGATGAGCAAGTATAAAGCCAACTAGCAAATTGAATTGTTGAATTGACTATAAAAGCGATATCTCTAGGCAATGGATCAGCCAAGATCAACTGAGTACCTGTTATTCGAACGATCTTAATCGCAAAGAAAGTATCTGCATCAGTCAATAAAAAAGCATCAGATTGAAAAGGCTTTAAGGCGGTGGCTGATGTTGATAAAGTCATTACTCTTCTATATCAAGATCAGTTGCTACTAAATCAGCTCTTCCTTGTGTCAAATTGCTTGTGATAGTGCTACCATCAAGGAAAAAGGAAACGGAAGGCGTCCCACTGATTGGGGTAGGAGCTTGCCAAATAAAATTATAATTTTTGCCTTGTTGTGCTTTTCTCATCCTCTTCCCTCCTCTGGTTTATGGTCTGGAATTGTGCAATCGTGTATAATGTTGCTCAATTGCTCCAAGCCTACAAGATAACAGATTTCACTTAATGGATGTGCTATTAAATTATGAATTGACCATCTGAACCGTTGAGGTAACAAAGCTAAAAATGTTTTCATATCATTATATCCTTAATTTCACTATCTGAAACCACCGCCAAATCATTAACCTTTAGAAATCCCTTGCTCACTGGGGCCCAAGAATGGCGGCAATTATAACCACCGCCCGCCGTTAAAGGTGGACCACTTGATGGCTGTCCATTGTCTAGCTTGATGATTTGCTTTTTAGATAGTACTTTTCCAACAAGTTTGCGACAAAATGGTCTAGTAATCCCATCTTTAGGCCCAACATAAATGAAGTTCTCTAAGCCAGCTTCATCAGCATTTAGAGCATTGATAGATCTACCAAATTCAGCGATCTTTGTTCTTGCTTGAGTAGTACCAACACCAACCGACTTTTCAAAAGCAATTCGCATTTGATCAAGCACAGGCTTAGAGCTTCCAACGATAACGGCGGTTGTTGCCATATTGCGAATTGCACTACTAAGAGAAGGCAAGATTTGAGCATCAAAGACTTGTGATGAAGTCTGTTGAGCAATAGCTTGAATGATATTGGGAGGTGCTGATCTAAACTCAGGATCAATGGCAATCGTAGCTTTATTTATCAATTCCACTATGTCCACTTGAGAACGCTCAAAATATGTCAAAGCGTCTCCCATGCCACTTGAGATTAAAAAAGATTTAAGTTCATCAGGTGACATCGCAACAAGCATTTGCCCTTGACCTTGTTGCACCATTTCAGCGATTGCACGATATAATCGATTGGTCGCTTTTTTCATCTCTTCCTCAAAAGTCTTTGCTGAATTAACCTCTTTAACGAGGACATCTAAGCGCATTTTAAGCAAGAGTTTTAATTGTGGATTTCGTTCGTTAATCCATTGTTTTCTAATATCCTCTATTGCCTGTTGATCTGCATCGCTAGCTTCTGCTAGGTGCACCATATTATTGAGAGAATTAAGGCAATAAGGGCAATGATGCATAATAACATTAAGCTAAACAATCAGTTAAGAGGAAGCCATAATTTTGAGCAATGATCTTATCTTGATGTGTGTGTTCCATCCAAACAGTTCTCTTTGTCATAGCAAGATCATCATAAGCACCTGATGAATAGCCTTCATAGACAAAATTGAGAGCAGCAACGGGCATAACCTTAACACCATTCTTGTTTGCAATAGCATCAGAACCCTTCATGATACCCATGAAAACACTGTCATCAGTCCATACTTGAGCTTCAGAAGATGTTAACCCAGCGTTTGCAGTTTCTTTGCGAGCTTGACCAACATGAACATTTGGGATGCCTAAGACTTCTTTAAGAACAGAGATAACCATGTCATCTTTCATCAAGCGATTGCCTGCTGCTGTACCTGATGGAGTGCTACCAGCTGTAAAAAAGCCTCTAACTTCAGCATTGCGAGATAATGCACGAAGAGCACCATAACCAAGAACCAATGTATCGGGCAAAATACCATGAGAATTTGCACGAATAACATCAATCAAAGCATGAAGATCAGTTAAAGGTTCAGCACCTGCTTGATTCCATTGTGTACCATTGGAACCACTTGCTAAAGATGCAAGAGCAGAAGTATAAGAACCCCAATTGCTTGCACCAAACAAGAGATTAGCTAAACGAGTTTCACGATTTAAGAGCATTGATCTTTGTACTTTTCTGAAAGATCGTTGTTCTTCATTGCCTGGATATTGTGAATATTTGATATCTTCAAGTGCAATTTCATCAGAAAGAGAATAAATCTTAGCTGAAAAGGTTGTGCTTGAACGGTCAAAGTTGCCAATGCGTTGACGATCTGCACCAGGTGCACGCTGAGCATCAACATCAGGAGAACCCATGAAATTGCGAGTTTCTTCGATCAAGAGAGTACCTGTTGGGCCAATTGCCTTGACATCAACATTTTCAATAACTTGATCAGCGATCAGTTGACCATCGCTAGGAATTGCTTCAACGGCAAGGTTGCGAAGGATTTCGTTGACTGGATG